GGCACCAGCACAGCGGGAGCAGCCGGGGAGGTCTTGCGTCCCTCGGGCACCGCGAGGCTGGCCTTGTCGGCGATCAGCTTGACCAGGCGTTGCTCCTCGACGTGGGCCGCATCGGCAGCCGCCATCGCCGCGAGGTACGACTTGTTCTCTTCCTCGGTCACGGAGCGAGTCTCGGCCCCGGCCTTGGTAACGATGGTCTCGGCCTCGGCCAGAGACACAGCCCGCTTCTCGCGGGTCTTGTTCAGCAACTCTTCGAGCATGTCGCTCTCCTTTGGAAAAGAGTCAGCGACTGTCCGAACGTGCGGGCATCGGTCGCCGACAGGGTGCAAAACACACACCTGCTGGCAATCGTGATGCCCGACTTAGGCCGGGATATCTCGACTGCTCACGCTCCCCGGGGCGATCTTGTGACCGGTGCCCGAGTCGCGGAAGGTATCAATGGGAAGATCGTACCACCGAGGTACTCATCGTCAACGCCAAATCTAACTTGACTTCAGGGCCTTCGCCTTGGCGGTCGACCACTCGCGGGCAGCATCTCCGCCCCACAGTTGCCAGGCGACGTACCCCGGGGTCTCTTCGCCCGCCTTGTCCCAGCCCGCCTGTCGGTCGGTCGCATGTCTGGCGAACCACGCAGACATCTCGATCACATGGTCGGGAGTCAGTGCCTCACGCCGGGAGATGATGCCAGCCCGCCGCACGGTCTCCGGCTTGAGTCCGTCGCCCGACCGCCCGGCTTCATGCAGCTTGAGCCCCTCGCGAGCCGCCGCAGCCATCCCCGCCGTGGGGCGAGTAGAGACAGCCGCCCGACTCTCCGAGACCGTCAGTCGGTCATACAGAGCGTCAAGCGATGGGAGCTGCTGGGCAGCCTGAGCACGGGCCAGAGACCGCAACGCTACCTCGGTCGCACGGTACGCAGGGTACGTCACCGCCGACACGTCGAGCAGATCGACCGCGAGGAGGTCTCGCACCTGGCCGCCGCTCTCCTGTCGCCAGTTGTCACGCCGCGTGATGAATCCGAACGACATCTGGGAGAGGTCGCCCCGCTTGATCTTGGGCACGATCCGCTGCACGTCCGGGTCGCTCGGGTCGAGGTCCGCATCAATCACGAGTCCCCTGCTGTCCTCCTTGAGACGCAACGTCCCCGAGGTAGTGCGAGCCAGCGGGAGCCCCTCGTGATTGAGGAGGAACCGCACGTCGGCACCTTGGGCGAGGCTATCGCGGAACGCCCCGGGGCGGATGACTTCCCTGAATGTCCCGTTGTTCCCGGGCAGTTGCTCAGACAACGAATTGAAGACAGCCGCGTAACCCCGCAGAGTCAGCTTGCCCGCCTCGCCCTCGGCCCGCAGTTCCAGACCCTCGGCAATCAACGCTCGTTCTTCGCGTTCACTCACAGCACACCTCCCGAGAGAATGACCTGATTGACTCAAGGTTCCACGCCGACACTGTGTTCTCGACCATCGCGGGGAGCAGGTCCGCAGTCGCCTTGCCTGCTACCTCAAGCAACGATTCCCGCCGCTGCCGGATGTGCTGTTCCACGATGCCAGCCGTGTCGAGTTGCCGACCGGTCGCCAGCGTGTACGCTCGCACGATTGGCCCGAGGGTCTCGACCAGTGCCGAGCGATGATCCCCGTAGAACTCATCGAGCCACCCAAGGAACTTGCCCGGCTTGCGCGATGCCGACATCGCCTGCAATGCTTCCTTGTTCGACAGTTTTCCCATGGCACCCGCGAGCACCTCCACGAATGCTGCCCTGATCTGCTCGTCCTGGGGCGGGTCTGTGTCGTTTTCGTCATCCACGACCAGCGTCTGACTTGCGACCGGTGCGGTCTTCGGGGTCGCTGCCATCGCCATCGAGATCGGCACCATGTTGCCATTCACCAAGTAGGCGTCGCCTTCGTCTCCCGGGATCGGGTCCATGCCTTCCTCATCTCGGATCTCGTTGGCACTCATCCACCCATTCTGCCGGGCCACAGCATACGCCGCGAATCGACTTTGACGATCTGCCAGTGACAGGTCGTCAATGTCGAGTTCGGTGTAGTGGGTCGCCTTCTCGGTGCCCGTCAGCAGTCGCCGTTGCGCCTCCTGCTCCATCGCCACCGTGATCGGCCTGATCGTATACGTCAGGTACTCCAAGCTCTGATGCTCGATGTTGCCGAACGTCGCCCGGCTCAAGTCTCGCAACAAGTGCGGGGGCAGGTTGAACCAGCGGGCCACCTCGGTCAGTTGGAACTGTCGCTGCTCGATCAACTGCGTATCGGTCGCCGACATCTGGATGGCCTGGAACTCCATGCCCTCCTGAAGCACAGCGATTCGCCCGGCGTTATTTGCCCCTCGATGCAACGCCTCCCACTCGCCGCGAATGTTGGCCCGAGCGTCTGCGGTCAGCTTGTTCGGGTGCCGCAAGATCCCGCCAGGTTGTGCCCCATTGGCGAAACTGCTGGCCGAGTACTTCTCGATGCCGAGGGTCAGCCCGATGCTGTCCTTCGCACGATGCACCAAGCCACGCCCGACCACGCCATCCCCAGCCATCAGCGGGACATGATAGATGTTGGCCGCAGGAAGCTCCGCCTCGATCTGTCCCGTCTCATTGCGGACGCGGTACATCAGCCCGCCACCGTTGCGGTGGATCTCGACTCGCCCGGGATGGATCGGCCACAGCGACACAGGCCGACCTGCACCGTCCCGCTCGATCTCGGCGATCATGTTCCCATGCAGGTAGTACGATGTGAGCATCGCCACCCGCCACGAGAACGCTGTCATCTCGGGATTCGGCTCGCGGTCGAGCAGGTACGCCAGCGGATGGTCGTACAACTCGACATCGGATTCCCCCCGCCGCTCGTAGACTTCCCACTGAATCTGGCCGATTGTCTCGGCGATGATCCGGATCGCAGCGAAGACAGCCGACGAGGTAAGCACCGTCAACTCGTTGACGGGCACCCCAGCAGCAGATCGGGAGAGCAGTGCGTCGGCCACCTGCTGCGGCATCGCACGCGATGAGGGCGCGATCCACTGGGCGAGACTACGACGAACACTGGTAATCATGCTCATAGCAACAGGCTCCCCGAAGTCTCGTAGACCGACCCACTGTTCATCTCCGCCATCGCCAGCCCTAACGACATGATCGCCGTTACCACTCCGTCGATCTTGTCCGCCGACCGATGTTTACTCGGCCTGATGTTGTCGTTGTTATCCCGGAACGCCGCGACGTTGCCCACCATCCACCGCAACACCGGGTCGCCATCGTGCCTGATTGTCGCGTTCCCTACCCTGCGTTCGAACTCCTTCGAGGGTGCCGCGAACGATCCGATATTCTGGCGGAATTCTCGCAGTTTGTCCTCGGGAAAGCCAGACTGAACGAGCATCTGTGCCATCGCCCGAGCCGGTCCCCACGGGTCATACGCCAACACCTGCAACTCGAATCGCTCCATCAGTTCGATGATGTCATCGACGATGACGCGGTAGTCTGTTACGTCGCCCTCGGTTTGTTTAATCAGCCCCTGCTTGCCCCAGTTCTCGACGGTCACACGGTCCGCCCTGGCCTTGATGTCACGCGGTGTCTGTGGCATCCAGTAGCGATTGAAGACGTGGTAATCCTGCTCACGCCGAAACAGCAGCGAGAGAGAGTTGATGTCCCGCGTCGATGCAAGATCGAGAGACGCCCAGCACGGTTCGCCCGCGAACTCATCAAGGGTGATGTCTGACTGGCACTTATCCCATGCGTCCAACTGAATCCAGCGAATGGCCTGCTGCGTCCATTGGTTGAGGTGCAGTTGCCGGAACGTGTTTTCCGCTGCCGGATTGCTGCGGGCTTCGTTGCATCGCTCGCGCAGATAGTCAGGGAAGAGACTCACACCGAAGTTAGGGTTCGCCTTCTTCCACACCTCTTCGCTGGTCCAGTCGTCCTCTTGCTTCGCCCCGAAGATTGCCCCGTAGAAGTACGGATCGTTGTCGGGATTCGCGATTGCCAGTTCCGCCCGAGAGTGCATCTCCCAGCAGATGGACGACCTGTCATGCCCCGCCGTTGTGATAGCCACAGTCAGCGGCTGACGCCTTGCCCCGACTGATGTCGTGAGAACGTCCCAGAGTTCCCGGTTCTTCTGAACGTGCAACTCGTCGAAGATGATCGCCGACGCCGATAGACCGTGCTTTGTGTACGCCTCCGCCGACAGTGCCTCATACCATCCGCCGACTTTCGGGGCGAGGATGCGATTGTGCAACAGCCGCACTTCGTTCATCACCCGGGGATTCGCCTGGCACATCGCCCGGGCTGAATCAAATACGATACGGGCCTGCCCTCGATCACCTGCCGCCGAGTAGACCTGTGGCCGTTGCTCGCCATCGCAGAGCAGCATGTAGAGAGCCAGCCCCGCCGATAGCGTAGACTTGCCGTTCTTCCTCGGGACTTCGATGTAGACCGTGCGATATCTTCGCGTGCCGTCCTGCCGCTTCCATCCAAACACATCGCGGACGATCTTCGCCTGCCACGGTTGCAGCGTGAACGCCGATCCCGCACCGCCACCCTCGACCAGCTTGACCTGGGTGGAGAAGAATCGGCACGCACGATCTGCCGCGGCATCATCGAAGTAGAAGTCACTCATCCGGTCGCCCCGAAGAACTCGTCCCCGTCGTCTTTTTTCTTCGCTGTAGCCGGTGCCAGCTTGACGCGATCCGCAGGTGATAGACCCAGCTTGCCAGCACAGGCCATCCATTGGGACGTGTAAGCCACCACCGATGCTCTCGCGTCCTTGTCCATTGGGTCAGACTGGGCACACGCCATCGCCTGCTGCAACAGCCCCCAGAGACGGCAGCACAGATCGACGATCGGTTGATCGGCAGACGTGAGAAATCCGCACGGGGCGACCTTCTCGGAAATCACAGCCCACATCCGCAGGCCGGGAGAATCAAGGTTGCTGGGCTGCTGGACATGGCCTTCGGGTTGGGCAATGCCTTCGAGGTCGCCGTGCCGATCCTTTCGGTAGGTTCCCTGCAGCTTCAGCAGTTCAATCGGCTTGTGTGGTCTGGCCATTAGAAGAGGTTCACTCGGGAATCGGACTTCTCCATGTTACACGCTCGACACAGACACTGGAGATTCTCGGGCCTGTGCGATCCGCCTTTCGAAATGGGAATCACATGGTCAAGGTTCGGATAGTGGTCGTGGTTCGGGTCGTATTTCTTGCTGACCTTGCAGCCGCAGTGGCAGCACTTCCAGCGGTCCCGCTCAAAGATCACGTCGGGATGAACAGGCACGAACTCTGCGTTCTTCTTGGCGACTCGCCGACGATGCTTTGCAATCTTCCGAACCTTCTTAAGCCTGACAGCCTTGCACTCGCCACAGGTCCGCAACAGTCGCCCGTAGGTTTCGGTTTTTTTGCCGCACCCATTGCAGATCCACGACCGCAGCTTAGGACAACTCCGCTCTCGCTCTATCGCACGCAGTCGCTCCTCCCGCATGACTCTTCGCATCTCTTGACGAATCATCTTTCGCATCGCCTTCGCGGCTGCGTCTGCCTGCTTCATCTCAGGCGTCTTCAGAGTTCCACCACACATGCGAGAACAGAAACGATTCGAGTCGCGCCCACTGCCACTTCTCTTTTGGAAATCCTTGCCACACTTCTCACACGTCACCGTCGGCCTATGTGGTCGGTGAGACATTAACAACCTTCGTAGGCATTCCTCAGAGCATGTCCGCCTCATCTTGCTATTGCTGATGCACCGATACTTGAACTCAATGTGGCACACCTGGCAGGTTCCAGTCCTGAGTTTTTTGGCATGCTGGCGGCATGTGTCGCTGCAATACTTCCGCTTGACCGGATTCGCTATGGCCGTCCTCAACGGGAACTGAAACGTCTGCCCGCAGGTCTGGCAATCTGCCGTCGCCAAAGATCGGGCATTGCGCTTCCAGCATTCATCGCTGCAATACCTTCGGGCTGCCTGCTTGGGACCACGCTGAAACGCCTTGCCGCACGCCTTACAAGCCACGTCCTTGCCGCTCATTCGCACCATCTCCATGCAGTCAGTGACAGTTCCCGCCCCCGCTCAATTCTCGCATGTCGTCGCCCAGCCCGCCAAGCCACCCAAAATTATGGCTTATTTTTTTCCCGAT